CCTCGGAGGCCAACACCGCTTCCATCGGGACGAAATCCTAAAACACATCAATGAAAATCCAGCCTTGGAACACTCCGACCACCGACAAGTTGGCGGCGGCATCGAAAACGCCAGATCTTAAAGTACTCCTCAAAGAGTATAACGAGTCGCTTTATAACGGCTCGTCCCTTGACCGCCTAGCCGCTTGCGATGACATTCGCTATTGTCGCTGGTATGGCCAGACTGACGATGGCAAGAAACACAGCGATGCTCGCCAAGACGGCAAGCCCGCGATGCCTTGGGAAGGCGCCTCCGATGTCCGCGTCCGTCTTGTCGATCGGACGATCAACGACATCAGCGCGCTTCTCATCACGGCGTTCCAGCGCAGTCAGTTGCGCGTGAGCGGCGTAACGCTCGATGACGGCGGCCCCGCTACTGGATCCTCCACCTTGATGCGATGGATCTTGGAGAACAGACAGAGTAGAGAACTTTACTCCGAGGCTTACCTTGGGGCGCAATACGCTCTTTCTTACGGATGGACTGTTTACCACATCACTTGGGATCAGGAATCTGCCATCAGACGCCAGAAGGTGACTATGGACGACCTTATGGCGATCCAAGAGCAGTACAAGGAACAGGCTCCCGACTCCGTCTTGGCCAACATCTCTGAAATGATCCAGAGCGGATCTAATGACGATTACCTCGCCTCTAACCTGTCTCAGTTGCTGAACAACGCCAGCGTCTCCAAGTGTAAGAAGATGGTGGTCGCGCTCCGAGAAAAAGGAGAAGCGGAGATCGAGGAGCCGTACATCATCAAGAATATGCCCTGCGTCACGGCGCTTAAGCCATATGATGAGATCACATTCCCGCAGGAGACCACTGACCTCCAGCGCGCGCGCGTGATCTACAGACGCACATTCCTCACTGAAGTTGAACTCAGATCGATGGGCGTGAACGATGGATGGGATAAGGATTTCATCGAGGCCGCCGCCGCGCAGTTGGGTAAGGCATCGATGTACAACGATCCTTCCCTCACCCCTGTTACGAATGTTCTTAGCACCAATGTCTGGAGAGGTAAGAATATGATCGAGATCGTTTACGCCTACGCCCGACAAATCGGCCCTGAAGGCATCCCCGCGATCTATTTCACAGTGTTCAGCCCTCAGGTCGGAAACGAACTGTACGCCAAGCACGAAATCCTAGACTACTACCACGGCAAGTATCCCTTTGTCGGGTACGCGCGCGAGGTCACTCGTAGACCTATTATGGAGTCTCGCGGTGTTCCTGAGATCTCCAGAACCGACCAAGACGAGATCAAGGCCCAGCACGATTCGCTACGCGACAGAACTGCCCTTGAAACTCTGCCGCCCATCAAGGTAGCCAAGCGCATTGGCGCTCTTAACCGCATTGGCCCAGCCGTTCAACTTCCTGTCACCACGAAGGACGACTACACATTCCTAGACCCACCCGCAGGTAACCCGCAGATCGCTTTCTCGATGATCGAGCGAGTCGAAGCGCAACACGCGGCTTATTACGGCCTGACTTCCAAGTATGTCGAAGATGTCCGATCCCAGTTGCTTCAGCAGTCTGTGGTCAACGGATGGCTTCATTGCTGGACTGAGATCTACCAGCAGGTCTTTACGCTGGCCCTCCAGTACCTGACCCCCGAAGAGAAGATGCGTATCTGCGGTATGGATCTTCCAGCGCGCGCTACCGAGATCCAAGGCGGCTTCGACTTCATCGTTAAATTCGATGTGCGCGAAGTTGATACTAACCTTGTGATGGAGAAACTCGATGCCATCTCCAAATTTGCTGTTCCGATGGACTCCTCTGGTGTCATCGACAGAAACAAGTTGGTTAAGGCTATCCTTGAGACGATCTCCCCAGATGCGGCCAAGGATCTCATCGTTGAATCGGAACAGGCGTCCAATAAGATGTTCAGGGATGTCCAGACCGATATCGGCCTTATGCTGTTGGGCAACGCCCCTCAGTTGGTCGAGAACGATCCTTCGGCCCAGAACAAACTCCAACTGGCCCAGCAGATCCTCTCTCAGAACCCCAAAGCCCAACAGGCGCTTCAGGGCGATGAGAACTTCCAGCAGTTGTTCCAGCAGTATGTCCAGAACTTGCAGATGTCTCTCCAGCAGGAGCAGAATAAGCAGGTCGGAAGGACAGGCGTTGCCCCTCAGGGGCCGTCTATGTCTGATCAGGTCAAAGGTGTCATTGAACAGGCCAAAGCGGCTAACAGCGCCAAGGCCAGCGGCCAGCAGGGCGCGCGTGACGCCGTGGGCGATCAGGCTGTCGCAAGTCAACAGCAGATGGCTCAGGAACAGGCCCAGAGTTCCGCGCAAGGCGGCGAGATGGCCAAGATGGTGATGGAACTGATGGATCAGGGCGCCACCGAGGAACAGGCCATCCAGATGATCCAGCAACAGATGCAGGGCGGCCAGCAAGGCGGCCCCCAGCAACCTCCGATGCCTCCTGAAGGTATGCCCCAATGAGCGATAATCTAGAATTCCAAGCCACTGAGGACACCCTTCGCAAGTTAGGCTTCAAAGGCACCAACGAAGCGTTTGAGGCCGTCCTAGCGCTACTGGATATATTCATCTCGATTGAGACTGTGTCCGCAATCGGGGCCGAACTATCGAGCGAGCGCAGACATCATTCCTGCGGAAGGGTTGAAGCGCTTATCGATTACAAGGCTTACCTGATTGATGCCAGAACTCAGGCGATCAGAAAGAACGCCCCCGATGTGGTATGATTCTTGGCAAATCTTCCACAAGGTTGCTGAACCTTGCATCGTACTGGTCGCTTTGTTGACGCGGTAAATATTTCGGGCCTAACTGGCCTCGGTTCTGAGATCCACAAAACTCTGTCGGACTTCTTACAAGTCCTTAAATTGTATGCCCAACCAAGATAACAATAGTACCGCGCAAAACGCGGAGCCGCAGGGGGACACCAGCCCTCTGTCGTTAGAAGGACTCGCGTCCTTCATCGAGACATCCGCGCTCACTGGTGGATCGCGGACGGATGCTACCGAATCCGATACACAGTCGGTGGAAGACCAACTAAGACCTCTCGACGACCCTCTGGCAGAGGGAATCCAGTCGTCCGTTGGCATTGATAAAAGATCGTCTAGGAACTCGGCAGAGAATGTCGCAGGAACTGACGAGGATGAGGGAAGTGGTATCCCCAACCATATTCAGAAGCGGATCGATAAGATCACAGCCAAGCGCCGCGAGGCCGAGGCTGAATCGGACAGATTGCGCGCTGAACTGGAAGCAGTAAGGTCGAAGAAAGATGAACCAGTTGTCCCGCGCAGTAAGAATCCGTTTGGGAATGTCCTGAACGAGACCGATCTGCAAAAGTCACTGGAACAGGCTAGACAGATCAGAGACTGGTGCGAAGAGAATCCCTATGGTGGCGAAGTTCCCAAGGGCGATGGTACAGTAATCCATATGGACGAATCCGAAGTCCGTAAGATGAAGATCAACGCTCTCAAGGACATTGAAACCAATATTCCCGCTCAGGCTCAGTTCATTACAGCCCGCCGTCACTTCGATCCTATCGCGGAGAAAGAATATCCGTGGTGGCAGAAAAAGGATACCAAAGAGTACAACACCGCCGTTGCGCTCTTGAAGAACTTCCCAGAACTTGGCGCCTTCCCAGACTACAAATTGGTTATCGGAGACTTCGTCTATGGTATGACCAATCGGCAGTTAAGGCAGGTCAAGGAATCCTCGTCCTCAGTCCAGCGCCGTCCTCAACTACAGCCCACTCGCCCCTCCGTCAGTCCATCGACAGCAAACCAAAATTCGTCTGTCACGGAAATGGAGAAAAGGTTTACTAAGAGTGGTTCCAGAGATGATCTCGCGTCCCTCATTGAGGCTAGGTTAAAGTCTCGTTAGTTCAAAACCGCCGCAAGGCACCAAATACTATGGCAAGACTATTCGAAAGAGATCTTCAGGGCTACAACGCTGGTAGCGAAGCAAACAGAGTCGGTCGCCGCGAGGATATCGCGGATATGATCACGCTGGTCGAAGCGAAGGATACCCCCTTCACTACGATGGCTCGCAAAGGCGCCGAACCCTCCAACACCCTGTTCCAGTGGCAGGTCGATAAGAATCCCGACCCCCGCGTCCAGCCTGTCATTGACGGCACGGACGAATCCACGACTGGTGACACCTCTGGTGGCGCCAAGATGGAACAGTTCACCATCGGCTACAGAGCGACCCTCGCCGCCTATCCTCAGATCTTCCGCAGAAAGTTCCGCGTCTCCAAGTTGACCGAATCCAATATGGTTCGTCTCGCTGGTACGCCCTCGGAACGCTCGCGTCAGATGGCTAAGGCTATGCTCGCGATCAAACGCGATGTCGAGGTCGCCCTCACCTCCTCCCAGACCGCTCAGGCTGATAACGGCACTGTCGGCTATCGCACACGCGCTCTGGACTCTTGGACTAAGACCAAGTGGGAGAAGGACGCTACGCTTCCTGTTCCCGACCAGTATTGCACACCTGCCGATAACATCATCGCGGCCTCGGCCACGAAGACTATTGGTGGTACCAGCCGTACTGTCGCTAACGCGAACACCTGCGCTAACGCCGCCGCCCTGAACGAGTCGCACTGTCAGGATATGCTCACGGCCCTGTACAAGCAGATCGGCCAGAACCGCACTTGGGACTGCCTCTTGGCCGTTAACCTGAAGCGCGCGTTCTCCAACCTCGTCTACACGACACCGAGTGGTGGCGCCCTGTCCTCGTCCCCGATCCGCACTATGCGCGAAGGTGGCGATACGACATACAGCCAGTACATCGATGTCTTCCAAGGCGACTTCGGCCAGATCAACCTCCACATCTCCAACTGGCTTGGTGATGTCGATTCCGATCCTGCTTCGGGTACCTTCGGCGAATTCACGCCGAACCTGAACAAGGGCTTCATTGTTCCGTTCGAACACACCGAGATCCGCTACGGCGGCAACATCGCCGAGGTCATTGAACTGACCGACAACGGCGGTGGCCCTGCCAACGCTATCGAGATGGTTCTGGGCCTTTGCGTCCACAACCCGCTCGCCTTCGGTAAGTTCGACCTCTAATCCGCGTAAAGTGGACATCTCCCGCCAGATCGCCGAGGCTCTTCCTTCGGAACTCACAAAAGAGTTTCACGAAGAACTCCGCACTGGTTGGGGGATGAAGAAGGTCAAGACGGCGCACGACCTGAAGTGGGCGGCTAAAGCCAATCACAAAGGTGACGCGCGGACTGTGGAGGGTATGGGCCAGTTGATGGCTCGTATCCCTCCAGAGTCCTACTATTTTTGGTGTGTCAAACTTGGCCCTGACTGTTGGAAGGATAAAGGATTCTTGAGAGAGTTTCTCAGA